CCGGTCCCGACATCTCGCACATCTGGAACTCGGTCGTCGTCCAGTACCGGGACGTGTCGGGCCCGAACCGCACCGTCGGGCCGACCGGCTCGACCGCCACGACCGTCGACGACTCGCTGACCGACTCGGACCCCGCCAACCCCGCGAACGCGCTCGGCGTCACCCGGCGGGCGCTGGTCACGACCGGCACGACGACCGCCGCCGGCGCGACGAAGATCGGCCAGACGTTCCTGGCGCAGTCGAAGCAGCGCTCGACGGCGGGGCAGGCGACGCTGGACGGCTACGTCGAGGACGCGAACACCGGCCTGCTGTATCCCGCATGGTTCGTCCGCGCGGGCGACCGGATCTCGTTTATCGACGCGCACGACACCTCGCCGCGGCGCGTCGTCAAGAAGAGCTACGACCATTCGACGCGGACTGCGACGGTCAGCCTCGACGTGCCGCCGGACGGCCTCCAGGAGTTGCTGGAGCGGATGGCGATCGTGCTCGCGCCGCTGCAGATCAGCGCATGACCCCGCCGATGGGCGTCGACACGTGGCTCGCGTTCGGGACGAACGTGAGCGCCGCCGTGGTGCTGCGGCTCGCCGACGAGCTCGAGCAGCTCGGGTTGAAGGCGGCGGGCTACCGCTACGTGTGGCTCGACGCCGGCTGGTACGGCGGCCGCGACTCGGCCGGCCACCCCTACCCCGACGCCGGGAAGTTCCCCGACGGGATGCGCGCGGTCGCCGACAACCTCCACGCCCGCGGCCTCAAGCTCGGGATCTACACGGCGCCGTGGAACCAGCCGGACGACTACCGCCAGCAAGAGGCGCGCACATACGCCGCCTGGGGCGTCGACGCCGTCAAGGTCGACCACATCTACGGCACCAAGAAGCGCCTCAACCCGCGCCAGACGGTCCCGCCGTTCGTCGCCGCGCTGCGCGCCTCGGGGCGGCCGATGCTCGTCAACGTCTGCGTCGGGTTCCGCCCGAATCGCTTCCCAGCCGACCGGACCGCGACGCCGCGCTGGCCGTCCGCGGAGGAGTCGTGCTTCGGCGCGTACGCGTGGGCGCCGGCAATCGCCGACACATGGCGGACCGACACCGACCTCGGCGTCCTCGGCCAAACGGTGCCGTGGCGCGACGTGCTGCGGAACTTCGACTCGGCGATGGTGCACCCCGAGGTCGCGAAGGCCGGGCGCTACAACGACCCGGACTACATCACGCCGGCGGGGTGGGACGGCCGCGGCCTCCAGACCTGGCTGTCGCTCTGGGCGATCGCGATGGCGCCGCTCATGATCTCCGCCGACCTCGGGAAGCTGCCGGGCTGGGCGGTCGACCAACTCAAGAACCCGCGGATGATCGCGATCAACCAGGACCGCACCGAGCGGCAGGGCGTCAAGGTCGCCGACGGGATCTACCGCCGGCCGCTCGCGAACGGGAACCGCGCGCTCCTGTTCTTGAACCGCAGCCGCCTCTACCCGGTCGTCCGGCGGCGCGACCTCGGCGGCGTCTGCGACGTCGTCCACGTCTGGTCCGGCAAGCGCCAGACCGCGGTGCGGTCCGTGACGATGACACTCGCGCCGCGCGGCTGCTCCCTGCTGCGCATCATCCCGAAGTGAGCGAGAACGGCGGACTCAAGACGTTCTACCTGGTGCGCGGCTACACGCTGCTCGTGTTCGGGCTGGCGCTCGTCGTCTACGGCATCGTGCCGCCGATCGACCCCGCGATATTCGCGCTCGGCGGCGGCTTGCTCGGGCTCCAGCCGGTTCTCAAGTCACAGGAGAAGATCGTTGAGCGAGTCCGAGATTCTGCGGCGGTTTCGTAAGGTGCTGATCGGCTACCTTGTGATCGCGGCGACGCTCGTGGCGGGGATCGCGGTCGACTGGGGCCAGACGCAGGACCTCAAGTCGACGCAGCGCGAGGTGGTCCACGACACGCTCGCGCTGGCGCAGGCGATCGCCTCCGGCCAGACCTTCCTCTGCCAGGAGATCGCGAGGCTCGGCAGGGAGCACTCGATCAAGATCCACTGCCTCACGCAGCAGCAGCGGCTGAATCAGCTTATCGGTCGGCTCTCGACCCACTAGGAGGTGCCATGAGTTGGAAACAATTGTTTGGGGAGCCGGTGCTGGTCATCGGCGCCGTCATCGCCGGGCTGCAGGTCGTCGCCTGGCAGGTCGTCGATACGGAGTGGCTGTCGGTCACGATCTCGGTGGTGACCGCCGTCCTCGGCGCGCTGATCGCCCGCTCACAGGTGACGCCCGTCAAGCCCGGCGAGCCGCCAAGCGTCGCGCCCGCCGAGCCCGTCGCATCCGATGCTCCCGTCGACGACAGCACCGCGCAATGACGATCCCCGACCGAAAGGAGGTGGTCTGATGTCCGACACTCGCATGGCGGACATTTAGCTCAGTGAGTTTCAGCCGAGCTTCGACGCGCGCGCCTACATCGCCGGCGGCTACCGCTGCATCATCATCCGGGCACACAACGGCTACCGCAAGGACAACACGTGGCCGGCACGCCGCGACTACGTGCGCGGGTTCCCGTTTGCGGCGATCGGCTACTACCAGTATCTGGAGTCGGCGCGCGACGCGGCGCAGCAGGCGAGGGAGTTCGCCGCGGCCGTCGGCGACCTGCGGTCGAACGAGTTCGTCGTCCTCGACCACGAGGAGGGCTCGGGGAACCAGCGGCCGAGGGCGCAGGCGTGGTTCGCGGTGGTCGACGCGCGCTACGGGTTCCGGGCGACGCTGTACGCCGGCCGCTACTTCTGCAACACGAACCTCGGCGGCTGGGCGAGCTGGGCGGGCAGGCCGCGCTGGCTCGCCGCGTACCAGAGCGTCGAGCCGCCCGACCCGCACGAGCTTTGGCAGAACACCGACAAGGCACGGTTCCCCGGGCTCGCGGGCGCGGTCGACGGCAACCTGTTCCACGGCACCGACCAGGAGTTCTTGGGCAAGATGCGCCCCGGTGCGCAGGCGCCGACGCCGCCGCCCGAGCGTCGGCTGCCCGCGTTCCTGATGGGTGGCCAGAGCGACTAGGAGGAGAGAGATGGTCTACTCGCAGAAGTCATTCGGCCCATACCCAATGCTCGTCACCGACTGGTACGACGGCGACACCTGCCACTGCCACATCGACCTGGGGTTCGGGATCTTCCAGACGGAGGTTCACTGCCGGGTGTTCGGGATCAACGCGCCGGAGTTGTCGAACAAGCCTGCCGGTCAGGACGCGAAGATGTTCGCGCAGTCGCTGTGCCCGAACGGGACGTTGGTGAAGGTCCTCTCGCACGGCTGGGACAAGTACGGCGGAAGGTTCGACGGCGAGCTGACGTTGCCCGACGGGAGCAGCTTCGCGCAGCAGATGATCGAGGCTGGGCACGCGGTGGCGATGCCGTGAGCGAGAACGGCAGGCTGCCGCCGTCGGAGCTCGCGCCGATCCAGAACGGGCAGCTGCGGCGCGACGCGGCGGGCGCTTGGAACGCGATGAACGTCGAGGCGCGGGCGAAGGGCACGCCGCTGCGGCCGACCGGACCCAGGAGTTCGTACCGAACCTACGCCCAGCAGGTCGAGCTGTATGACCTCTATCGGAGCGGTCGCGGGAGCCTCGCCGCCTGGCCGGGCACGTCAAACCACGGCTGGGGTCTCGCCGTCGACGTCGCGAGCCAGGACATGCGCGCGATGATCAATCGTATCGGCGAGCCGTACGGCTGGGCGAAGAAGTGGAGCGACGCGCAGTCGGAGTGGTGGCACATCAAGTGGCGCGAAGGCTCATGGAGCGGGCCGGACCCAGGACCTCACGGGGGCAGCGTCGCACCAGCGCCGGTGCCGACGCCAGAACGAACTATCAAGATCGGAGGAGAGACCATGCATATCGCGGTCATGCAAAACAAGGACGGGCGGATGGAGGTGTTCGTCATCCGGGAGTCCGACGGCGCCTGCTGGCACCGCTGGCAGACCGAGGCGAACGGCAAATGGGGGGCGTGGGCGTACTTCGGGAATCCCACCAACGTCAAGTAGTAGGCTCTGCTCACTGTTGCCCTAGCGGCTCGCCCCCACGGATGCGGGGGCGAGCCGCTTTGTCGTTCTAGGTCAGCACCCGTCGTACGGCGCCCACGGCTGCACCCCATACTGGGCATACATCCGGCTGAACGCCGCCTTCTGCTGCGCGACCGTCCCCGTCCCTCCGCCGCCCAAAATGCCATAGATGTTGGAGCTCAACCGCCCGTCGGTCGACTCGCGGAACGCGACGCAGGACGCGAACGAGTACGGGACGCCCGGCACGCTGCCGAGGTCCGACGAGCCCGCCGTCGGTGCTGCGCTGGCGCTCACGCGCTGGTAGTGCGCGGCCCCCAGCTGCCGGTTGTAGCGCCGCACCGCGCCCGGGCTGACGGAGCACGACTCCATGTAGCCGAGCCGCTCGAGCGTGTGCTGCGGCACGTTCTTGACCCCGGCGTAGACGATCCCGGCGAAGTGCTCCGACTGCCAGGCCGACCAGTGGTATGAGCAGCGGTCGGCGGCGGTGGTTGAGCCTCCGGGAATGAAAAAGGCCACCGTGACGGTGGCCGTGAGCAGTCGCTTCATCGGGCGACCTCCTAATCGGTTGAAAGGATCAGCGTCCAGCTCGCGCGCTCGCACTGGGGCCATGTAGCCCCGCGCGCGTCAGTTGGTCGTGGTCCACCTCCTTTCGTCGGTCGTCATCGCCGTCATCGCCGTCATCGCCGAGACGCTCCAAGTGTCTGTAAGCGTTTGGAGAGTCGTCAAGACGTCTCGGCTGTGGTCGGCCAGCCCCCAGAGAGTCGTTCCCCGGTCTCACGATGGCGCAGCATACAGCTTTTATGTGCTGATAGCGGTATCGCCACATCATCCGTCCGACCTGTCGGTTATGTTGCCGACATGCAAATGCCAAACCAATTCGTAACGACCAGCCTGCGACTCGACCGCAAACTGCTCGACGACTTGCGGGAGGTTGCCGCCGCGAACCGGCGTAGCGTCTCGCAGGAGATCCGATGGGTGCTCGACCGGCACATCGCAGAGCACAAGCGCCAGCAGAAGGAGGCGGTCGCATGAGGCTGCGCATGCTGCCCGAGCCGCCGCCGGCGATGCAGGAGCGGGCCGCGGCCGACCAGCTGTACCCGACGCCGCGTGTCGTGCAGGCGGCGCCGGTTGACGTGCCGCTCAACGGCCCGCGGTTCGGCGACCGCTGGCAGGAGCTCGCCGACCTCGCCAGGAAGCTCGAGGACGTATGAGCGCCAGCGAGGAGGAGATCGTGGAGCTTGGGCCGCCGCGTGAGATCGCGCTCGTCCCGCCACCTTTGACGGTCGCGCCGCCCGTGAAGGCGGAGGAGCTCGTCGAACGTCTCAACGTCATAAAGGAGGCGGCGGAGAAGGCGATGCTCGAGGACGTCGACTACGGCAAGATTCCGGGCACCACTAAGCCGACGCTGCTGAAGCCGGGCGCGGAGAAGCTCGCGGTGCTGTTCCAGTTCGACTGTCAGACGACGCATGACGAGCGCTGGGAGCCGGGCGACCATCTGACGGTCACGGCCCACACGATCGTGTTCCACGCCCCCAGCGGCGCGCGGCTGGGCTCCGGTGAGGGTTTGTGCTCGACCCGCGAGAAGAAGTACGCGTACCGGATGGCGGAGCGGACCTGCCCGGCGTGCGGGAAGGCGAACATTCGCGTCTCGAAGCAGGGCGACGGGTTCTACTGTTGGGTGAAGACCGGGGGTTGCGGCGGGAACTTCAGGGCGGACGACAAGCGGATCGTCGACCAGCCGACGGGCCAGGTGGCTAACCCGGACCTGCCGGATACGTGGAACACGGTCGTGAAGATGGCGCGCAAACGCTCGCTGGTTGACGCGATATTGGTGACTACGGGCGCGTCGGCGATCTTCTCGCAGGACATGGAGGAGGAGCTTGTGGAGGGGCCGACGGAGCCGGCCGTGCCTACGTCGGCTCCTCCGCAGAGCACGCCGCCGCCCGCGACCCGACCTGGTGACCCGCGGCCGATCGGTGTTGCGACGCTCAACTTCCTGCGCCGCCTGTTCGCCGAAACCGGCTGGACGCCCGAGGAGCTGCAGTTGCAGTTGACGGCGGCGGGCGCCCCGAACGTGTCGGACATTCGCCAGGCGATGCGCGACCTGACCGAGCCGCAGGTTGAGGAGCTCGTGTCGGCGATGAACGCGGCGGTCGACAAGCGGATCGTCGAGCCGTCCGAAGATCCGTGGGACGAGAAGCTTTGAGCTTTCAGATCACGTTCAACGCCGCCCGGCACGCGTACGAGATCGACGGCGTCTCGGTGCCGTCGGTCACGCAGATCCTCGGGGTGATCGACAAGTCCGGGCCGATGGCCTGGTGGGGGCAGGGGATAGGCGTGAAGGGCGTGTGCGAGCTGCGGCGCCGTCTCGGCGACGAGATGCCGTGGGATGACCCTGATGGGATCGTGAAGCTGCTGACACCCCACAAGCTGACGACGAACCATGTTGGCCGCGAGGCGCGCACGCGCGGCACGAGCATTCACCAGGCGCTCGCCGACTACATGCAGGGCAAGCCGCTCGACGCCGGCGACTTCCCCGAAGAGGACCGCTTCTACGTGGTCGCGGCCGCCCGCTCGCTGATCGAGCTCCGCCCCGAGCCGCTCGAGTTTGAGCAGGTCGTCGGCAGCCTGCAGTACGGCTATGCGGGCACGTTCGACCTGCTCGCCGACGTCGACGGCGTCACGACCCGGATCGACTACAAGACCGGCAAGCGGCTGTACCCGGAGGTGCAGCTGCAGCTCGCGGCGTACGAGTGGGCGGCGGTCGAGTCGGGCCATCCGGCGTCGGAGCGCCAGCTGGCGGTGTGTCTGAAGCCGGACGGCGGTTTTGAGGCGGCGGAGTGCCGCGCGTCGCTCGACGACTTCCTGATGATCAAGAACGCTTGGCATACGGTGCGCCGCATCTCGACAATCGACGGCTGGGCGAAGGCCGCGTGACCCAGGCGAAGCCGGTGATGAGCGAGCAAAGTCAGAGGCTGCTCGACGTCGCATGCGCGGTCGAGCGGTTGGAGGCCGAACGTAATGAGCTGGCGATACAGCTTGACGCGCTAAACCGCAAGATGACAGAGATAGTGCGCGCTGCATACCGGCGTGGCTACCGCGCAGGCTGGACGACCGGCCGCTCAGGCCAGCCAGCCGTTACCAACGCTGAGGTCAGGGCGCGCGGCTGGATGCGGGAGGCGTGCCGATGACCCAGACGGATCTGTCGTCCCCGGAGCTGGTGCAGCAGCGGCTTGAGGAGATCGAAGCGGACCTGTGGGCGCGCCAGAACATTTATGAGGAGGCGGCCCGCAAGTGGTTCATCGCGAAGCGGGACATTGAGCGTACGCGCGCGGCGGCGCTTGTGACGTCGACGGCCGGCAGCGTCACCGAGAAGAAGGCGGAGGGGATCTCCGAGAGCTGGCATGTCGAGAATGCGGAGAGCGAGGCGGAGTATGAGGCGCTCAAGTCGGCGATCAGCGTGCTGACGACCCGCGCGACGATCTGCATGGCGATCCTGAAGTCGCAGGGGCGGGCGTGATGGTGTCGGACGCTGTCCGTGCCGGCCGCCGCTCTCGCCGCCGCGGTGCCCGCGGCGAGCTCGAAGTCGTCGACATCCTGCGGGCGCACGGCTGGACGGGAGCGAGACGCAACTTCGAGAGCCAGGGCCAGAAGGGCGGCGACATCACCGGCGGACCCGCCGACGTCCACTGGGAGGTCAAGCGGGTCGAGAAGCTGCAGCTGCGCAAGGCGTGGGCGCAGGCTGTCGCGAACGGCCGACCGACGGACATGCGCGCGGTCGCCCACCGCTGCAACGGCGAGCCGTGGCTGGTCACGGTTGAGCTCGTGGAGCTGCTCGAGCTGCTAGCGTTCCGGGAGCGGGCGTGAGCGCACAACAATCCCGGTGTTTGCGAAGACGCAGACGCCGCCGGGGTTGTATCTCCCACGACGGCGTCATACGGTCCTACCTAACCAATCAGCGGGGTAATCCTACCAAAGCAGTTGGATACTGCCAGGCCTATACCGCTTTCGCCCGTCAGAGGGGCATCGCGTCGCCAGCGGCGGCAACTTAGGGCTGGGAAGCGGTGCTCACTTTTCGTGAGAGGGGTTCCCCAGGGGGCCGTACGGCCTTGGACAGGCGACCGGACGTACGCCGCCGTCGTTTTACAAACAGAAAAGACAACGCTGGCGACTGTACGGACGGCCTTTGATAGCCGTACGGCCCTAAACGGCAATAGGAGCGGAACGCTCTAGAGAGGCGGTCATCATGGCCGACGAGATGACGGCAGTAACGGCGCTCAGAGCACGAGGTGTCGATGACGCCGAAAGTCTGCTGGAATACGCGGATGCGGACGCGATCGTGCGCACCTGCGACTGGTACGACAAGCAGGGGGCGCGCGCGCACAAGGGGCTGCTGGTGTGGAAGATCCGCCAAGGCGGCGTCGGCGACAAGCCGCCCACCAAAGGCGAGCAGCTGCGCGCCCAATTCGCCCAAGCAGCCGACCGCTACCCCGAAGGCGCAACCACCGAAACCCACGAGCAGATGCGCCAACGACGCTGGCCGAACGACCGCGACCGCTGCCCAGGCCAATTCCGGGTCACCGCCGCCATGTACCCGACACTGATGGTGCAGTGCGACACGTGCGGCTTCGAAGCCGCCTACCCCGTCGCACAACTGCACGTCCTAGGAGAGAGGAACGATGACGCTACAGCAGCAGCACCCTTCTGAGAAGGAGCCGCAATGGCACATCGCGCTCGAACATGCGAACGCCGCACGCGCCGAATGCGCACACCTCAAAGCCGAGCTCCACTCCCAGCCGCCGAAGGACGGTCGCATGCTCGCCGCCCGCATGCTCGAGCAGCCGACCGGCCCTATCGGCGGACTGCGGGTCGGCACCCTGCTGATGAACATCTGGCGTGCCGGTGAGACCACCGTCGACCGGTGGCTGCGCGCCGTCGAAGTCCACCGAGACCGCAAGGTGCGCGACCTGTCAGACCGTCAGCGCCGGCTGCTGGTGATGATCCTGCGGGCCGAGGACCCGCGAGAGATGACGTCCGACATCGGACGGGGGCTCATCATATGATCGGCGACGTGATGGTCGCCGCCGACCACATGGCCGAAGAGATCGCCAACCAGCAGCAGCTCGCCACGTTGGAGCAGATCGAGCTCGCCCAGGCGCTCGAACAGGCGGCGCTTGACTACCTCGCCCAGCTGCGATCCGAGACGGAGGTGCGTGCGTGAATGTCGGATCGCTGTTCACCGGGGTCGGAGGGTTCGACCTCGGGTTCGAACGGGCAGGGATGCGAATCGTGTTCCAGTGCGAGATCGACCCGTGGTGCCGACGAGTTCTTGAGCGGCATTGGCCAGAAGTCCCATGCTTCGAGGACGTTCGAGAAGTCGCATCGCAGCGTCGACAAGAACGATCCGGAGAAGTGGACGGAGACGACGGTCGCCCCGACGCTGAACGCTCACGATTTGGGGAATGGCATCCGCTCGACAGCATTGGTGACTCACGTTCCGACCCTCGCAGCGACACTGAAGGGCCACAGCGGGAGGGGCGGATCGGGGATCAGCCCGGAGGACATGTTCATCCCGTCGACCTTCTCTGCGGAGGATTCCCCTGCCAAGACCTCTCCGTCGCCGGACGCCGCGCAGGCCTCCAAGGAGAGCGATCGGGACTCTTCTTCGAGTTCGCCCGCGTTGCCGACGACCTTGTTCGACCTGCAGGCTGGATTGTCGTTGAGAACGTCCCCGGCCTGCTCAGTTCCCACCGTGGACGAGATTTCGCAGTTGTTCTCCGTACGCTGGCCGACATCGGGTTTCACGACCTCGCCTGGCGAGTGCTGGACAGCCGTTACTTCGGAGTGCCCCAAAGGCGGCGGCGCGTTTACGTCGTTGGCCGACGTGCTGCTGGAACGGGTGCCCGAGAGGTTCTTCTTGAGCCCGAGAGCGGCGGCGGGGATTTTGCGCCGCGCGGAGAAGCGCGGACGGGAGCTGCCGGAAGCGTTGCGGAGGGCGCTGTTGCAACTCTCCAGAACCAGTCGAACGGACGCGGATACCGGATCGACGCGGAGGGGGCAGCAGGAGGGCATCTCGTCGCCGCACCGCTTACCAAGGGATCAGCAGCCAGCCCAGGGGTCAGCTACCCCGGAAGGCGACGAGAGGATGACATCAACCTTGTCTGTGCGCCGCCTCACCCCGACAGAGTGCGAGAGGCTCCAGGGTTTCCCGGACCAATGGACCCTCCTCCAGACGGCCCGCGCTACGCAGCGACGGGAAACGCCGTGACCGTCAATGTCGCAGAATGGCTCGGACGCAGGATCATGGACTGGGAGAGCGCGTGAAGCCCGAGACGCCCCGCCTTCTCGCCCGCAAATCCCAGCACGGCTACGTCGAGGTCGACCCGCGGCACCCCGAGGACGACATGCACCGCGCAATGTTCTCGGAGCCCGAGCCGGTCCCGCACGACTACCAGCAGCGGATCACGAACTCGTCTCGCATGCTGCAGGACGCGCTCGCAGGCGACCAGTTGGTCGCGCAGCACGCCCGCTCGATCGGCATCCAGGTGAAGGAGGCCGCCCGGCGCGGCGACACGAAGGCGCTGTCGCAGCTCGGCCAGAAGCTCACGCAGCTCGCCGGGACGGCGCTCGCGTGACCTGGCAGATCCACGCCGGCGACGCACTTGAGCTCCTGCGTCGCATGCCAAGCGGGCTCGCGCAGTGCTGTGTCACGTCGCCGCCGTACTACGGGCTGCGCGACTACGGCACCAGCGACGCCCAGATCGGCCTAGAGCGCACACCCGGCGAGTACGTGCAGCGGCTCGTCGAAACGTTCCGCGAAGTGCGTCGCGTGCTGCGCGACGACGGAACGCTCTGGCTGAACCTCGGCGACAGCTATGCCGGTTCTTGGGGCGCGCAGTCGCGGGGAGGACCACCGAGCGAAGCGAGCACCCTGCGCGGCAACGGTCATATTGGCGGTGGGCCCAAAATGAAGTCACTGAGTGCCATCCAGATCGCGGCTCATCCCAAGCGCACTCGCACTGGAAGCATTGCGACTGGCGCTGAGTACAAGCCGAAGGATCTCCTCGGCATCCCCTGGACGGTCGCGTTCGCGCTTCGCGACGACGGCTGGTATCTGCGCTCCGACATCATCTGGGTCAAGCCGAACCCGATGCCCGAGTCGGTCACCGACCGGCCCACCAGCTCGCACGAGCATATCTTCCTGCTGGCGAAGTCGGCGCGTTACTTCTACGACGCCGACGCCATTCGCGAGGAAGGTCAGGACCGCGCCCCCTGGGCTGCGCATTCTGGCAAACAAGGGGTGACGGCCAATGGCCGCAACAAGCGCAACGTCTGGGAGATCGCCACGCACCCCTACCCCGAGGCGCACTTCGCGACCTTCCCGGTCAAACTCGTCGAGCCGTGCGTGCTGGCCGGCAGCAGTCCGGGAAGCGTCGTGCTCGACCCATTCTGCGGTGTCGGCACCACCGGCGTGCTCGCGCTCAGACGCGACCGCTCGTTCATCGGGTTAGAGCTCAACCCCGACTACGTCGAGATGGCCCGCAACCGGATCCGCAACGACGCACCGCTGTTCAATGTCGAGTTCGAAGGTTCGTCCGATGACCCCTTATCATTCGCGTCAGCCGGTTATGCGGACACCACATAGCGTTCGCGCTGAGGCCAAGGGTTGCAAAGTGGCTCCATCCCAAAACCGGTCTGTGCGGTGCCCATGACGATCACGCCCCGCACCGCCGGGTTCCTCACTGTCAGGCATATCGGCCGCGCTCCCGACATCGGCGACGACCAGCCTGGCGAGCACTACGCCGTCGGCGAAGCCAACGTGATCCAGACCGACAAGCGGCACTTCTCGATCTCCTGCCCCCACCGCGACCCGACTTGGGAAGAGGTCGCGTCCGCCCGCTACGCGCTGCTACCGAAAGGCCGCGACTGCGTGATGGTGCTTCCCCCCGAGTGGGAGTACGTCAACCTCCATGAGTACTGCTTCCACGTCCACCTATTACGCAACCTCGCCCCTGGCGGCCGCTTCCACAACCCGGAGTCATGGTGACTCCAGATGAAGGGCAGACCCATCGGCAGCATCAAAGCCAAACCACCCGACCCCGACTACACAGCCATCCAACGCCAGCTCAAAGCCGACTACCAGCGCCGCCAGGCCGAACGCGACCGCAACCCCAAGCCCGAGCGCCAACGTCCAAGCCTCAAGAGAGCATCCACCTAGCCAGGACCATCCACCATTGCTACGACTTTGCATCGAACCCGAATGCCCGAACCCGGCAACCCGGCGAGGCCGATGCACCACCCACGCCGGCGCCGTCGACAAGGCGATCCCTCGAGCCGGCTACCACCTCTACCGCACAAAACGATGGGCAAACACGCGACGCAGAGTCCTCCGCGAACAGCCGCTCTGCCCGTGCGGCATGATCGCCACCGACGTGCATCACATCGTCGACCTCGCCGACGGCGGCGACCCGTGGAGCCGCGCGAACCTTGAGGCGCTGTGCGCGCCCTGCCATGGCCGCACCACCGCCAGGCGCGGTCGAGCTCGCGCATCGAAGGCAGGGGAGGGTCGCGCCACCCTCCAAACCGCCGAAAGACCGCCGGGTGGCCGACTGCGAAAAAAAGGCTGAACGGTGGGGGGTCGCGCTCGACAAATGGCCCGGGAAGGAGGCGCAGCGTGCCAGTAGGGCGCCCGTCGAAGTACACGCCTGAAGTCCAGGAGCGGATCTGCCAGCTGATCCGCGCCGGGAACACCGTCGACGTCGCCGCCCGCGCGGTCGGGCTCAACGCCGCGCTGCTCTACAAGTGGATGCAGCGGCGGCCTAGATTCAAGGCGGCGATCGAGACCGCACGCGGCGAGGCTGAGGCAATTCTGGTCGGCCGCGTGCAGAAGGCGGCGTCAGCCGGCTCATGGCGGGCGGCATGCTGGCTGCTCGAGCGCCAATGGCCGGAACGGTGGGCGCCCTTGTCGGAGCGCAGCCGCATCGACAAGGAGCTCGACCGCGAGTTGCAGAAGATCCTCGCTGAGTGAACGCGATCGAGTTCATTCGCGACTACTGCCTCGACCTGCGCGACTTCCAAACCGAATGGCTCGAGCAGGTTTTCCGCGAGCAGCACGGCGACCGCGTCTACTCGCAGGCGCTGTGGGGCGTTCCGCGGGGGAACGGCAAAACGGAGCTTGCCGCCGCGATCGCCCTGTACATGCTTGTCGCCGACACGAAGCGCGCCGAGGTGTACATCGCCGCCGGATCGCGCGACCAGGCGTCGCTGGCATACAAGGCGGCGCGGCGGATGGTCGAAGGCGGCCCGCTCGAGCCGATCATTGACGTCAAGCCGGGATACCGGCGCATGTGGGTGCCGCGCACCGACTCGCATCTGCACGTCATCTCCGCCGAAGGGCCGCTGCAGCACGGCCTGCAGCCGACATGCGTCATTTTCGACGAGCTGTGGGTGCAGAAGAAGCGCGACCTGTTCGAGGCGCTCGCCGGCGGACTGTTCAAACGCGACCAGGCGCTGCTGGTGTGCATCTCAACGGCCGGCTACGACCAGGATTCGCTGCTGTGGGAGGAGTGCCGACGCGGCGAGGCGGGCGAAGACCCCAGGTTCTCCTACCGGTGGAACTCGGTCGACCTGGGTCTGCCGTTCGACGACCCGAATACGTGGCGGCTTGCGAATCCGGCGCTGTCGTGCGAGCGGCCGTTCATGCGGATGGAGGGCCTCGAGGATGATCTGCAGCGTATGCACGAGGCGGAATTCCGCCGCTGGCATCTGAATCAGTGGACGGCGGCGGAGGACGCGTGGATCAACGCGCAACTGTGGGACGCGTGCGGCGGCAAGCCGGACCTGCAGGCGGGGCGGGACACGATCCTCGGCGTGGACGCGTCGATCCGTCATGACATGACGGTCGTTGCGACCGTCCAGCGCGACACCGATGGCGTGTTTCACGCCGTATTCAAGACGTGGGGTCCCGAGCAGGAGATTGACCTTGGGCTGGTGATGGCGCACATCCGCCAGCGGTGCCGGGCGTTCAAGGTGACGGGCGTGTGCTTCGACCCGCAGTACATGCACCACGCCGCGCAGGAGCTCGACGACGAAGGGATTCCGATGGTCGAGTGGCGGCAGGACAACGCCCGGATGGTGCCCGCGACCCGCACCTTGCACGAGGCGGTCGTCCACGGCCGTCTGCGCCACGGCGGCGATGCGATGGTCCGCTCGCATGCGCTCGCCGCAGGCGTCGCGGAGACCGAGCGGGGACTGCGGTTGAAGAAGACCGAGGTTACGAAGGGTAAGTACATGGACGCGATTGTCGCTTTGGCGATGGCTTGTGATTGGGCGTCACGCACCGGCGATCGAGAGAGCGTCTACGAGCACCGTTTCGCTACTGCCTAAACGGAGGAAGATGAGTACGACCGAGATCGAACAGATGTGGGCGCACCATGCGGCGGCGAGCGCCGACCCGCGAACGATCGCCGCCACCCAGCAGCTGATCGAACGCTTCGAGGCGCAGTTCACGCCCAAACCGCCGGCCGACGTGGAGTGGCATGGCTGGATCCCGCTCGGCCTCGACTACTTCTACGCCGGGATGCTGACCGCCCTCGACGAGCTCGGCGACGGGCGCTGGCGCTGTCTCGAAGTGGGTTCGGGGATCGGCACAAAGCTGTGTCTCGCGGAGGCGCTCGGGTTCACCGCCGTCGGCATTGAGTTCTTCCTGCCGTACGTCGAGGTCAGCAAGGAGTTGTTCCCGCACGTCCAGGTGTTATGGGCGGACGCCGCCCGCTACGACGGCTATGCCGACTTCGATCTGGTGTTCGGCAACCGTGTCGCGGTCGAGCGCCGCGAGCAGGATCGCATCAACCGGCGCATCTCCGCGATGCTCAAGCCCGGCGCGCTGTTCTTCTGCCCGTCCGTTGACGGCCCGTACCCCGAATGGCTGGAGCACGTGCAGGGGTTCGTGTGGAGGAAGGATGCGTAACCCGCTGCGTCGGCGTGAGAAGGCGCTGACCGCCACCAGCGACGTCACGCAGGCGCTCGACTGGGGGTGGATGCCGTGGCCGCGGCTCGGCTCCGGCGCCCGCGACCGGGTGCTGCAGATCTACAACCGGGCGCAGGGCGCGTCATACGGCTGGATGTACGCCAACTCGCCCGCGGTGCGCACCGTGATCGACACGATCACTAGGAACATCGGCCAGCTCGACCTGCGCCTCTACGAGGAGGTCTCCGAGGCGGAGCGCCGGCCGCGGCCCGACCATCCGGCCGCGCTCTCGCTGCGCTACCCGAACGAGTACACCGCCAGCGACGCGTTCGTCCGCGCGCTGTTCCAGGACCATCTGATCCACGACAACGCCTACTCGCTGGTCGAGCCGGCGCCCGGCAACCGGATCGTGTTCGCGCACATCCCGTCGTTCATGGTGGAGGTGCAGGGCTCGAGCATCTTCGCCGTCGAGAACTACCGTGTGTGGCCGCAGGGCGCATGGACGACCGCCGGCGCGTGGGGTGGTGCCGGAACACCGAAGGACTTCGACCCGGACCAGATCATGCACTGGCACGGCGAGAACCCCGCCGACCCGCGCGTCGGGCTCTCGCATCTCGACACGCTCCGCGGGATCGTCGCTGAGGATGCCGCCCTGCAGCAGGCGACCGTCGAGCTCGCGCAGGCGGGGCTGATCGAACCGCAGTGGGTGTACCGGCCGGGAGATGCGCCCGCATGGTCGAACGCCGCCCGCGCCGGGTTTGAGGAGGACCTCACCAGCCGCATGCGGCGGCGCAACATGAAGCCGGTCGTGCTCGAGGAGGGGATGGAGATGCGCAGCTTCGGCATCTCGCCGCGTGACGCTCAGATGATCGAGACGCGGCGCTGGATGCTGACGCAGGTCGCGACCGAATACGGGCTGCCGCTCGGGCTCGTCGGGCTCGAGCCGGACATTGAGAAGGCGCGCTCCGAGTTCTACTCCGACTGCCTGCCGCCGTATTGCGAGAACTTTACGAGGATGCTCAACCAGCGGATTCTGGTGCGGGCGTACGGCTGGACGGCCGGTTCGTTTGAGTTCAATCTTGACGAGAAGTTCCAGCAGGGCGACGAGCGGATGCGGGCGCTGACGTCTGCGACCGGCCGGGCGGTGATGCTGACCAACGAGGCGCGCGCGAAGCTCAACCTGCCGCCGGTCGCCGGCGGCGACGAGCTCGTCACTCCGCTCAACGTGGTCGTCGGCGAGAATCCGTTGCCGTCGCCCCAGGTGATGCCGGTCCAGCAGCCGGGCGCACCGGCGCAGGACGGCTCGTACCGCTCCGACCAGGGCGCGATCGGCGCGCCGCCGAAGGCGCTCAAACAGCTCGACAACGTCGTGCAGCTCCTCCCGCGCCGCGCCGGTGACATCCAGCGCCAGCATCACAACATCGACCTGGCGCAGACGGTCATCGAACGGCACTTCAAGCGGCTCGAACGGTCGCTGCGCGCCAAAGCGCGCGCCGACTGGCGGCGTTTTGACCGGGAGTTTGCGACCGACCTCACACGACTGTTCAAGCGGGTCGTCGACCATGAGGGCGGGCTGTACGTGCTGCGGCTCGGCGGCGGTGAGTTCGACGTCGGCGAGACGACGCACTATCTCGAGGCGATGGCGTCGAGCGCCGCCGGCGCGATCAACGAGACCGTCCGCCAGAACATCAAGCAGCTCGGGTTCGACGAGGCGATGGCCCGGGCGGCGCAAATGGTGCCGTCGGCCGGCGCGAGCCTCGGCGGCCGCTCGACGATGTGGGCGCGTGAGGAGGCGGCCCGCCAGTCGCCCGACTATCAGCTGCGCACAAAGACGTGGGTGGCCGACACCGAGCGGCACGCCGACTTCGACGGCGACACGGTCGCGGTCGGCGACGACTGGCCGGCCGGGTTCGCGCCCGGCTCCGAGGCCAACTGTAGATGCAGCATGAGTATTCAGTGATTGATAACGAAGGGATCGAGAGATGCAGCACCTGACGCTGAAAGCAGCCACGACCGCGCAGACAGATCAGGGGATCTTCGAGGCCGTCATCTCGGCCGCGTCCGTCGACCGCGAGAAGGACGTCGTCGACCCTGCCGGATTCGTCCGCGCACTCCAGAAGTGGGTGCCGACCGGCAAGAAGATCCCGCTCGCCTGGCAGCACTCCACCGCGCCCGAGGACCAGATCGGCTACATCGACCCGTCCACCGCCCGCGTGCAGGGCGGCGAGGTCGTCGCCTCCGGCTGGATCGACCAGACGACCGAGGTCGGCGCGCATGCCTGGCGGCTCGTGAAGACCGGCACGCTCGGATTCTCGTTCGGCTATCTGGTTCCCGACGGCGGCGCCGAGAAGGGCGCCGGCGGTGTGCGCAGGCTGGTGGAGCTCGACGTGTTTGAGGTCACCGCCACGCCGATCCCGATGAACAACGACACGCGTGTGCTCGGCTGGAAGCAGGCACCGGCCGCCGACGAGACCGAGGATGAGGCCGCTGGCGACACCGATCAGATGCTCGCCGACATGATCGACGAGGCGCAGGAGTTCATCGACGCCGAACCCGACCCGCAGGACGTCGCCGCCATGCGCGACATCCTCGCGGCGCTGCAGGATCTCGCCTCCACCGAAAGCACCGAGACGGACGAGGGCGGCGGTAAGGCCGTCTGGTCGACCGCATACATCAACAGCCTCCCCGACTCGTCGTTCCTGTACATCGCGCCGGGCGGATCGAAGGACTCCGAAGGGAAGACCACGCCGCGGTCGCTGCGCTACTTCCCGGTCAAGGACGCTGGCGGCAACGTCGACATGGTGCACGTCCGCAACGCGCTGTCGCGCATCCCCCAAGCAAACATCCCCCAGAGCGTCAAGGATCGCTGCACCGCCAAGGCGCAGCGAATGTTGAACGCTTCCAAAGCAGCGGAAGTGGCAGCAGACGAGGCCGAGCCTCGGGCTGCGGACCCGTTGAGACGCAAGGTAGACGCCCTGATCCTCGAAGTTGCGAGTGATGGCGAGAGCCTCCGCAAAGCCACCCCGAAGCCGGTCGCGCCGAAAGCCGAGCCGCAGTACTCCCCCAAGGAGCTGCGCGAGGTGGCGGACGACCTCACATTACTCAAAGCTCTCACAGGAGTGGACTGACAAGTGAACAGATACGAGCACAAGAAGAAGGCGACCGAGGAGGCGATGCGCGAGCACATCGCATTCATCCAGGACGCCTACGCGGAGGCCAAGAAGGACGGGAACCGCGAGTTGTCGGACGAGCAGCGGCTTGAGGTCGAGACGCATGTCAAGGCGATCGAGGTGCTCAAGGAGGAGAAGGGCGAGATCGAGGAGAACATTCGCACGCTGCAGCGCGTCGACGATCTCGGCCACGAGCTCGGCCCGGCGATCGGCTCGGTGCAGGTCGGCTCGAACGGCATCGACCGCTACTTCGGCGACCTCAACCGGAGCGTGTTTCCCGAGGCTCAGAAAAGCATCGGCGAGGCGTTCGTCGACTCGCAGGGCTACAAGGCGATGGTGTCGATGTACCGCGAGAGCGGCGGTCGTCTCCCGGAGAACTACAGCTCCGGGCCGATCAACGTCAAGGGCACGCTGGGTGAGACCGGCGGCCCGGTGACGGGGCCGACCGGCGGTGGTGCGCTGATTCCGGTGCCGCAGGTCGTTCCGGGAGTGGTTGAGAAGCTCTTTCAGCCGCTGACGATCGCCGACCTGCTGCTGTCGGGGGTGGCGCAGTCGAACAGCCTCCGGTATGTCGTGGAAGGCACGGCGACCTCCGGGGCCGCGGGTGTCGCTGAGGGCGGCACCAAGCCAGAGAGCGCGGTCGGATTCACGCTCACGGACGAGCCGATCAAGAAGATCGCGACGCTGCTTCCGGTGTCCGAAGAGATGCTCGAGGACGGTCCCGCCGTCCAGAGCTATATCAACGGGCGCCTGTCGCTGTTCGTCCGCATCGAGGAGGAGCGTCAGATCTTCCGCGGTGCCGGCACCAACGAGCTGGTCGGCCTGTTCGGCCGCAGCGCGCCCGTCTACAACTACGTCGCGGGCACCGTGGATAACAAGGCGGTGCAGCTGTTCAAGGCGTTCAACAGCATGCGCGGCTCGGCGTTCATCGAGCCGGAATTCGCGGTCATGCATCCGAACGACTGGCAGACGCTTCGCCTGCTGACCGACACCGCCGGACAGTTCTTCGGCGGCGGCCCGTTCCTCGGACCGTACGGCGGCCCGCAAGGACCGACGGCGGAGAACAGCCAGCTCGCCGGCGCGAACGACATGGCGTGGTCGAAGCGGATCCTGGTCACGCCGAACGTCGGCGGCGCCGGGACGGCGCTGATCGGCACGACAGCGAACGCGCAGGTGTGGCGCCGCGGCGGCCTGTCCGTCGAGGCGTCAAACAGCCACGCGTCGTACTTCGCTCTCAATCTCGTCGCGATCCGCGCCGAGGAGAGGCTCGGTTTGGCGGTCTACCGCCCGACCGGGTTCGTCGAGGTGCGATTCGGCACGGCGGTGAACATCGCCTAGGAGCTAGCGGCGGGGCGCGCCGAATCGTCGGACGCCTCCCTGGTGCGCCCCGTCGCCCCCTGATCAATGGCCGACCCAGCCCCCTTCATCTCCCAGCAGGACCTCACCGACTACATCGGCCGTGACGTCACCACCGACAACGGTGCGGCGATGGCGGTCGGCGGCGCGTGCCAGATGATCCGCGACCTTGCCGAGCAGGACTTCAACGGGACGACAAGCATGGCCGTGCTCGACGGGACCGGCACCGACGTGCTCGTCCTCCCGCAGTTCCCGGTGTCGAAGGCCGGGACGGTGCTCGTCGACGGCGGGACGATCACCGACTACATGCTGACCGACAACGGCCTGCTGCTGCGCGGCACGGCGGGCGACAATCCTCGTCCGCTCTGGCCGCTTGGCCGTCAGAACGTGCAGATCACCTACGACCACGGCTACACGGTCGTGCCGCAGTCGGTCAGGATGGTTGCTTTGGCGATCGCCGCCCGGCTGATCGTGCAGGGCGTCGCCGACACCGAGACGGTCGGCGACGTCACGATCGACTATGGCGGCCGGGCGACGGACTTCACGAAGGGCGAGATGGCGATCATCTACGGCTTCTGGCGCAAACGGAGCTTCTAGCTAGCCGTTCTTCGGGCGGCTCATGAACCAGATCAAAGACAGGACCACGAACCCGATCGCCCACAGAATGAAGATCCCACCTACGGCGATCGCCTGTCCGGCATGGTAGGCAGATTGGTCCGTCCCGGCAGGGGTGGACTGCGACACGCCCGCGATGATCCAGGCCAGATTCAACATTGACCATATGATCAACGCCCACGTCATCTTTCGCCAGTGTGCTATGCGCTTCATGATTGCTCCTTCCATGCGCCGGTGGCCTGCGCGCTCCGTAGAGCGATCAGGATCAGCGCGTTAACGGTCACGCCGAGACGCGACGCCTCGCTGGCGATCTCGTCATAGAGGTCGGCGGGCATCCTGATGTGCGCGTCCCGCTTGGGTGATTGTTGTTCGGTCATGCTCCCACTATACACCATAACGGGACTAAAGCGTCAGTAGTTCGCCACAAACTTCCATCATGCCGCTATCCACATTCCTGAATGGGCGCCCCTCCACCAAGCTGCGCGGGCTCGCCTGGCTTGCGCTGAGCGAGAGCGCCCAGCTGCAGAGACAGACGTCGACCTCCGACGGCGGCGGCGGTGTCTCCGTCGGCTGGCAGACATACGGCACCGTCAACTGCCGCATCTACCCGGTCACGATCCGCGGGAAAGGCCGCGTCGTCGGCGGCGCGCTGAGCGAGCAGGCGACGCACTTCCTCGCCACGCCGCTGGGCACGATGATCGGCCTCGCCGACCGCGCGGTCATCGCGAACCGCGGCACGTACGAGATCACGATGGCGCTCGAACGTACCGCGGCACTGACCACCGTCTACGAGGTGTTCGAGGCTGTCTAAAGCGTGGGAGGGGGTCGGCGGCTCCCACTCGGCCCAGGGCAGCCCGGGGCCGACGGGGTGGCTGGCCGCCGCCCCTCCCGCGACAAGCCACCCCCAAGAGAGAAGGACTATGACCAAACTGCTGTGGCACTCCAACGCCCCATTCGTGCCGACCGGCTACGGCGAGCAGACCGCACGCCTCACACCGGCGCTCAACGAGCGCTACCAAGTCGGGATCAGCGCGTTCTACGGGCTCGAGGGCGCATCGATCCGCTGGAACGGGATCCCCGTGCTGCCCGGCCTCGGCGGCGACTTCGGCAACCACACGCTCGTGCAGCACGCGCGGCAGTTCTTCGGCGGCGACCCGCGCGATGGGCTGGTGTTCACGCTCTGCGACGTGTGGCCGCTCGACGTCAAGATGGCGCGCGAGCTCAACCTTGTCTGCTGGACGCCCGTCGACCACCAGCCAGCGCCGCCGAAGGTGGTCGACTTCCTCGTCCAGTCGGAAGCGGTGCCGATCGCGATGAGCCGCTTCGGCGGGCAGATGCTCGCGCCGCTCGATCCGCTGTACGTGCCGCACGCTGTCCCATGCGAGCTCTACAAGCCGATGGATTGCGAGCAGGCGCGTGGCGGCGCGTTCCCCAAAGGCGCGTTCGTCGTCGGAATGTGCGGCGCGAACAAGGGCCACCCGTCCCGCAAAGCCTTCTCGGAGGCGCTGCTCGCGTTCGTCCAGTTCGCCGAACGCCATGAGAACGTCTACCTCTACATGCACACCGTGTTCGATCCGGCGCACGGCGCCGGCGTGGACCTGCAGGCGCTGCTGCGGGCGCTCGGCATTCCCGACCAGCGGATCAGGATCGCCGACCAGTACCGGATGATGTACAGCCCGTACGGCCAGCGGGAGATGGCGCACATCCTCTCAGCGCTCGACGTGCTGCTGCAGCCGTCGTTCGGCGAGGGGTTCGGAGTGCCGGTGCTCGAGGCCGCCGCGTGCGGCGTCCCGTCGATCGTGACGGAGTGGACGGCGATGCCGGAGGTCGCCGGGCCGTCGCCGTGGAAGGTCGACCATCATCCGTACTGGACGTCGCTCGGCTCGTGGCAGGCGATCCCGAAGGTCGCCTCGATCGACGCGGCGCTCGAGGACTGCTACGCGCAGGGAGGGAAGGCGCGGACGGTGCTGACACGGGAGCTGCGACGCCACGCGTTCGACTACGACGTGCCGCGCGTCGTTGAGCAGCATCTTCTCCCGTCGCTGAAGCGTGCTGAGCAGCGGCTCGGTCAGCGCGGCAAGGTTGTGAGAATCCCGTCGCGGCTCGCGGCCGAGGCGGTGGCGGCGTGATCCGTGTCGGCTGGATCGCCGACGACCCCGGTTACGTCGGCGGCGGTGAGCTGACGCAGCGCGAGCTACGGGCCGCGGCACCCGACGACATCGAGGTCGTCGACATGCGGCCTGGCGAGATCGCCGCCAGCTGTTCGATCTACGCGATCCACAACTGCGCCACCTACGACCCGAAAGAGATCGCCGTGCTGAAGGATGCGCCGGCCGTGTGGAAGTACTGGAACGACGTCGGCTCGTGGTACGGCCAGGACTTCCATGATGTGCTCGCCGACGTCGCCCGGCCGATCTGCTGCTCGCGGCTGCAGGCTGACTACATGGGTCTCGACGATGCGGCGCTGATCCCGCCGCCGATTGACCTGTCGCGCTTCGAGGACGCGGCCGCCGACGTCGACGGGAACCGTGCTGGCGCAGTGTCTGTCGCCCAGTGGCGCAGTGTCGGGAAGGGCGCGCACGCCGCGCTTGAATGGGCTGCCGGGAACGGCGGAGCCGACTTCTACGGAGGAGGCGTGTTCGCCCCCGAAGGATCGCGAGAACTTGCATACGAAGGGATGCCCGCGCTGCTCGCTCGCTATCAGAGCTTCGTATTTCTGCCGACCGTGATCGAGCCGTTCGGGCGGCTGGTCGTCGAAGCGTGGGCGGCCGGGTGCGAACTGGTCGTCAACGAGCTCGTCGGCGCCGTCGGCTGGATCAGGGATGACCCCGGCGCGATCCGCACGGCCGCCGCCGACTACTGGGCGCTGATCCTCGGATGACGCTGTACGTCGTCACCGGCAAGGAGATGGACTGGCAGGGGATGCCGTACGACCTCGGCAACCAGAGCGTCGGCGACACGGTCGACCTCACGCTCACTACTACTGAGGAGAGCGATCTGCTCGGTGCCGGGATCCTGGCGCCCCCGCCGCTCGCCGGCTTCAGCTTCGCTCGGTGGTTCGGCCAGAACGCGGCGACGAGCTTGGCGGCTGCGACCTGGACAACAATTCCGCTGATCGACGGGCCGTGGCAGACGGGCGACGTCTGCTTCCAACTGGTCGCGACCGGGCAGTACGCCGGAGCGCTGGAATGTACGAGGGCTGGTGTTTACTCGCTTGGCGGCGCAGCGGCCTTCGATAGCAGCAACCAGACGGGAGACCGTGGCACGAAGATCACCGAACTGGCCGGAGCGCAGGCCGGGCTCCTCGATTTGATGACTTCCGCGCCGATGTTGAAGGTCACAGCGGCACCAATGATCGTCGGTGGCGAAGTGACTTTGAGTGCGGGCGATGTCATCGGCCTGCAGTGTTATACGTCCGTCGCTACTACCACGACCAACAATCCGCAGAGCGAATGGCTAAGTTGCGCGCTGGTGGCGCTAACGTGAGAACTTCCCTTACCACGCCGGGCCTTGCCATGCCATGCCAAGCCCCGCCGAGCCCTGCCGTACCGAATCATGCCGCGCCCAACCGAGCCGTCCGAGCCGTACTTCATTGCGCCTCACCTGGAATCCTTGCCATGCCGTGCCTCGCCGGACCGAGTCGTGCCATGCCGCGCGTTGCCCAGCCGCGCCTAGCCGCACCAGGCCGTGCCAGCGTCACACCGCACCAGACCGAACCCCGCCCAGCCTCGCCGAGCCTGGCCTTGCCTCGCCGCGCCACCTTCTGCCGTACCGAACCGAAGCCCGCCGTGCCCGACCAAGCCGTGCCGCGCCACGTCTTGCCCTGCCCCGCCGTACTTCATTGCGCCTCACCTGGAATCCTGACCCTGCCGTACCGAACCACGCCGCCGCCCTACCGGGCCGAGCCTTACCTAACCGAACCCGCCGCGCCCGGCCATGCCGCGCCCAGCCGAACCCCGCCTAGTTCCTGCCGTACCATGGCGTGCCGATCCGAACTCTGCCGCGCTAGGCCCAGCCAAGCCACACCGAGCCGATTACCAGGGAAGTCCTTCGGCGACCGTCATCCCGTCAGTGACGAACCGTCCCATCCCGATCTTCCGCCCATCACCAATCCCGCAACTCGCGCCGGCACGAGAAATGATCTCGGCCAGGTTCGTCGGCGTGAAGAACTCCGGCGAGATGACACCGATATGGGCTACCACACGCCAGCCGATCTCAAGGCGCGGGCGCCAAGTTGGCTTCGGTGAACGCTTCAGATCGGTGTTGCGAGCAAGGCGGAAGTCGACCGCATCCCAGGTCGATCGTTTGAATGAGGCATAGTCGGAAGCCGGGATCAGACCCTCGGTCAGTGTGTTCTTCGCGCTGCCCTTGCTCGCGATCGGACTCTTGAAATAGCGTCCAGCGAAGCAGATGGAGCCGATCACATTGATGGTCGGGATCGCCAGATTACCGTCATCGTCCCGCCAGACCATCGCCTCGTAATCGTGGCGCTTGCGATTCGCGGGCTTCTTCTTGCCGGACACGCCCTCTTCGGCGTAGCCCTCAAGATCCGCGAATTGGTTGAAGAGGAACGGCTTTACGCCGAGGAGTGCGACCTCGAACGTATATGGGGGACTGTCACCGTATAGCGGCTGGAGGGACTTCTCCGTTTTGGTGGAGTCATCAGCCACACCTTGCTTAGCCATAGTGGCCTCCTTCTGCCTTCCGTGCCCAGCCCGGGCAACGGATCTGACGCGCGACCCAGGCTAGGCACGCAAGGCTCAGATCTAGAGGGAGACGTGCGCGTCAGATCCATGAGAGCGAGCAGACTAGCAAAATGAGACTTGCCATTGTGATCCCGACGATCGACGGCCGCGAGGACTATCTCGCCTGCTGCCTTGACGCCTACCAGCGCACCGCCCCGGATGCGCAGATGATCGTCGAGCGCGACCACCCGTCCTGTGGTGCTGGCTGGATCGCCGGCGCGGCGAAGGCGGCGGACTTTGAGCTGTTGCATTTCGGCGCCGACGACCTCGAGCCGCACGACGGCTGGCTGGACGTCGCAGTCGAGACGGTCGAGGCGGGCTACATTCCCGCGCCGCTCGTGTTCAACGTTGACGGCACGCTCGACTCGGCGGGGCTCGCCGGGCCGCAAGGCCAGTATCGTGGCCCGTACGTCGACTGGCAGCTGGTCGAAGGGACGACCGTGCCATTCCTGACCCGCCAGATGTGGGAGACGATCGGGATGGTTGACGTCCACTACTGCTCGGACCTGTGGGTGTCGACCGTCGGCCGCCGCCACGGCTGGGAGACGGTGATCCGCCCTGGGATGAGGTTCACGCATCATGCGGCGCCGGCGGCGTGGCGCACCAGCGACCGCTCGAATGCCGACCGGCGGCGCTATGTCGAGGCGCTCGCATGACGCGCGTTCTCATCACGGGCGATCGCGGCTTCATCGGTCAGTGGCTTCGGCGGGAGCTCGCCAGCGCCGACTATGACGTCCGCGGCCACGACCGCCAGGACGGCGACCTCGCCGCCCCGAACGTGCTCCTCGGCTCGCTCAACCGTCATCATCCCGACCGGGTGATCCATCTCGCCGCGCAGGTCGGGCGGCTGTTCGGCGAGGACGACCTGATCCACACCGTCCGCTCGAACGCGCAGGCGACCGCGCTCGTCGCGAAGTACTGCGGCGAGCGAAGCATCCCGGTTCTCTACGCGTCGACGAGCGAGATCTACGGCGACCGTGGCGAGGACATCGCTGCCGAAGACGACGGCTGGCTGCTGCCGCACAACCTTTACGGACTCACGAAGCGCTGGGGCGAAGAGATCCTAAGGCTCTATGCGCCTCTCGGACTGCGAATCGTGAGGCTTTCCATGCCCTACGGCCCCGGAGCGCCACCAGGGCGCGGGCGGCGCGCGATGGACAACTTCCTCTGGTGGGCCCACCACCGGATGCCGATCACCGTCCACCGCGGCTCCGAGCGGAGCTGGTGCTGGGTCGGCGACACCGTCCGCGGGATCCGGCTGGTGCTCGAGCGCGGCGAGCACGAGGCGTACAATGTCGGTCGGGACGACCGGTCGCTGTCGATGCTCAGCCTCGCGCAGAAGGCGTGCGACCTCGCCGGTGCGCCGCGGACGCTGATTGAGGAGGTCGACGCGCCGGCGATGCAGACCGTCGTCAAGCGGCTCGACACTTCGCGGCTGCGGGCGCTCGGCTGGGAGCCGACCGTCGAACTCGACGAGGGGATGCGCGAGGTGCTCGCGTGGGTGCGCAACTTCGACGCCGAGGGCAGGCGGCTAGCCGCCGCATAAAACCATCGAGGAGGACAAGCATGGCTAGTTACGAGATCATCGGGCGTCCGCTCGGCGGGCCGTTCCCGCCGCCGTACGTCGCGATCGGCGAGGTTGTCGAAGCGGACCTCACCGACGAGGAGGTGGAGGAGCTGACCGCCGCCGCGGTCATCGCGCCTGCCGAGCCGAAGAAGGAGGCTCCGCGTGCCCACCGCACATCGGCCAAGAAGTGAGGGCGAGCCGAAGGCGGCCCCGACCGAGCAGTGCCCGACGTGCTCCGGCCGCGGCGTCGTGTCGTTCGCGACCGAGGACGTGACGTGCGCCTTGTGCGGCGGGACCGGGCGGGTGCCTATCGCAGACACTGGTGACGAGGACGAGTGAGCACCACCGTCCGCAAAGCTCTCTACAACACGCTCGCGGGCGGCGGGCTCGACGGGATGCTCGGAACGCCGGCGGCGGGATTCGCCCACGCGATCTACCACGACCCGGCGCCCCAGAACGCCCCTCACCCGTTCATCGTGTTTTCGCGAATGTCGGGCGTCCCGACTCAGGCGTTCCATGATCCGTCCGCCTACGAGGAGGACGTGTGGCAGGTCAAGGCGATCGACTACGTCAGCCGCGGCGGAACGGTCAGCGCAGCCGAGGCGATAGAGACGATCGCCGACCGGGTCAAGAACCTTCTGAACGATGCGCCGCTGTCGCTCGCCGGCACGCTGGTCTGCACGGCGCTGCGACGCCAAAGCGACATCGACTATTCCGAAGTCTCGGAGGGAGTCGTCTACCGACACTACGGCTCCCTGTTCCGCGTGACCTACACCCACACCTAAGCCACCCCGCTCCCGGCACCGCCGTCCGGCGGCCAGCCGACACGCAGCGCCCGCACCGTCCGGCCGACGGCGGGCGGAACATCACCCGATAAGGAGTGACGATGGCCAAACAGACATTGACGGACTGCTACATCGCGATCAACGGCTCGGTCGTGTCAGACCACGCAAATCAAATCGTGTGGGAGGACAAGGCGGCGGAGATCGACTTCACGACGTTCTCGCCCGCCGGGTACACCCAGTACGGCGCCGGGATGCGTGATGCGACGATCACGGTCAGCTTCTTCCAGGACTACGCCGTGGGCAGCATCCATAGCATCATCCAGCCGCTGTACAACTCGGCCGGCACGCTGTTGCTCGAAGTCCGGCCGGTCAGCTCAGCGGCCGTGTCGGCGACGAACCCGAAGGGCAGCATGACCGCCCGCGTGTTCTCGTACAGCGGGATCAACGGCAAGGTCGGCGACGCGCTCACGCTCGACTGCGCGTTCCGCAACGCCGGCACCGCCGGGCTCGTCTGGGCGACGGCGTAGCAGGTCACTAATGGGGTGCCGCCTCGGGCGGTCAGCCTCTCCACAACCGACGGTCAGCGGCGTTAGCCGTGCCGTCTAGGAGGAATCCATGACGATCGCATCAAAGGGCGAGCTGCTCGGCGCGTCCGATCTCGTCGAGCGCGAAGTGCCGCTCACGTCGCTCGGGCTGACCGTCAGGGTACGGTCGCTGCCCGCCGCCTACTCGAACGAGGCGCTCTCGTCCGCGCTCGAGACGGTCATTGGCCGTGACGGCGAGCAGACCGCCCGCGTCAACACCGGGAAGCTCGAAGAGCTGCAGGTGCTCCACGGCCTGATCGAGCCGAAGCTCGACACCGTCGAGGAGGTGAGACAGTTTGCGCAGCGCACCGGCGTCGCGTGGCGGGAGGTCGTGCGCGTGATCGACGAGATCAGCGGGATCAACAAGACCGACGTCGATCGGGCGAATACCACCTTTCGAGCTGGCGGACAGAGCGAAGAGGGGCCGCCAGAAGTCAATGGTGCTGGCGCCGGGAGTGGTCGATCCGATCTTCCTGCACGAACTGGCGCTTGAGCTCGGGATGCCCGTTGGGGAGATGTGCGCGCGCATGAGCGCCCATGAGCTGACTGTGAGCTGGCCCGCCTACTTCGCCTACCGCGAGCGCGCTCGTAGGCGTGAGGAGCAGGAGGCGGGCTGAGAGATGGCGACGAGCTACAACCGGCTTCCTGAAATCATCGCCCGGCTGCAGCCGGAGGTCGACCGTGCCGTCCAGGAGGCTGCGAAGTCCGTTGTGGACAGCGCGAAAGCGCGCGTGCCAGTGAACACCGGGCGGCTTCGCGACGCGATCCACGTCCAAGTAGAGCTCGAGGGCGTCTACGTCGTCGCGGGGAACCGCGAGGCGTGGTACGGCCACATCGTCGAGCACGGCAGTGTGAAACAGCCGCCGCATCCGTTCCTGCTGCCCGCGCTGGAGGAGAACCGGGCGGAAATCGTGGCTGCGGTCGAGCTGGCGGTCAGGAAGGCGGTCAGGTAGATGGCGCAGATCAGCGCGATCCTGTCGGTGCTCGTCGATGCGAACACGAAGGCGGCGACCGCGAAGCTGACCGAGTTCGACCGCCAGTTCGAGTTGACCCGCGCGAAGACCCGGCAGGCGCTCGAGGCGAAGCTCGGCGGCAGACTCGACCCGGTCGCATTCGACAGATACAACGCGGCGCTCGACCGGACGCAGCGCAGGGTGCGGGACCGGGCGGCGTTCCAGGCGGCGCTCGGCGGGAACTTCTCGCCTGCAGGGTTCAACGCCTACCAGCGCCAGCTGGACAGGAGCGAGCATTCGACGAAGCAGACCGCGAGCCGGATGGGCAGCGCGTTCCTGGGGGTCGGTAAGGCGATCGCAGCGGCCGGCGCCGCGTATGTCGGCTTCTCGGCGGCGAAGAGCGCGATTGAGTTCACGACCGAGCTCACGTTCGCCGCGTCGAAGCTGTCGGCGCAGACCGGCATGGACATTCAGACCGCGTCGGCGTGGATCGAGTCGATGAAGGTCCGTAACGTCCAGTCGAACGCGCTGGCGATGGGGATGATCACGCTCGAGCGGAACATCCGCAACGCCGCGAACGGGTCGAAGACGGCGACGCTCGCGTTCACGCAGCTCGGGGTGCCGGTCAAGGACCTCAAGAGCCAGAACCTGCAGGCCACGATCCTGCAGATCGCCGACGCGTTCCAGAAGTCCGCCAACCCGACGGAGCGGGCGGCGGAGGCGCAGCAGCTCTTCGGCCGGAACGCGAAGGTGCTGATCCCGGTGCTCGCGGCGGGAGCCCAGGGCGTCAGGGACATGATCGGCACCGCCGAGAAGTATGGGGCGGTGTTGCCGAAGAACATCAAGCAGTTCCGCGAGGCGCACGAGGCGCAGATGAAGCTGAATCTCGCGATGGACGGGCTCAAGATCTCGTTCACGCAGGCGGTGCTGCCGTATCTGATCAAGGGCGCTAACGCGCTGCTGGCGTTCATCGTCCAGATGCGGGAGGGGAAGGGCGTCGGCGGCGACTTCGCGGCGGTGATGAAGGTCATCTTTGGGGCGGTCAAGGTCGCGGTGACGCTCGCCCTCGACGCGGTCAAGGGGTGGATCATGGCGGCCCATGCGGCAGTCGAGGTGTGGCAGAGCGTCGAGCACGCGTTCGGGCAGGCGACGAACACCATCCTCGGGTTCGTGACGGGCTTCCTCGGCGGCGTGAAGGCGGTGCTGGACGTTGCCTCCCACATCCCGTTCATCGGCGACAAGTTCCGGGGGATGGCGCACGGCGTCCAGGGTGCGATCGATACCCTCAACCATCTCAGGGAGGGCGCGAGGACGTGGGGCGACCAGGTTCCGGCGACGATCCACCTGGCGGTTACGAAGGCCAATCAGCAGTTCCAGCTGCTCAAGAATGAGGCCAGTCAGGGCACCCTGTCGGCGCAGTTGACGGTGATTGAGCACATGGACCAGTTGCGTGCCGGGACGGCGAAGAAGCTGCAGGCGATGCTCAACGACACGACTCAGAAGATGGGCAAGCTGAAGGCGGGGATCGCGAGCGGGTCGAAGGGGGCGATCGACACGGCGTCGCACAATTTCATGCTGTTGGTGGAGAACATCGGCTCGGCGATGGGCGCCGGGTCGATTGCTGTTAAGACGGGCACGAAGCTGATCGGCGACGCATTGAACGCGGCGCTCAGAACGTTCGGATCCAAGCCGCTCGCGCTGCCGACGGTCGGGGCGATGCAGACCACCGCCCAGGCGTTCCAGATCGCGGCGGGGATCGGCGGCGGGTTTGCGCGCGGCGGGATGGTCAGGTCGCCCGGCTACTTCGCCGGCGAGGAGGCACCGCGTCACCCGGAAGTGATCCTCGCCACCAATCCCGCCTACCGCCGCCGGAACGTCGATCTCTGGGCGCAGGCCGGGGGGATGCTCGGCGTGCCGGGATTCCAGGGCGGCGGCGTGAACTTCTACGGGCATCCGACGAACGTCACGCCGGCGATCTCGCGACTCATCGGCGCGATGGAGCACCAGTTCCCCGCGCTGGCGGTGACCGCCACCACCGACGGGTCGCACGTACCGGGGAGCTACCACTATCGGGGGCAGGCGGTCGATATGGCCGCCGACGCCGGGACGATGTTCGCCGCGGCGAACTGGGTGAAGTCGTCGGGCATGTATCACTCGCTGGCGGAGGGCATCCACAACCCGAACCTGGCAGTCAAGTTCGGGCACATCTTCTCGGGCGCCGGCCCGTTCGGGGCGGTGTGGGCCGGCCATGCGAACCACATTCACCTGGCGGTCGCCGGGGCGCTCGGCGCGTTCGCGACCGCGCTGGTGCAGCAGATCAAGGCGCCGCTCGTGAAGGGCGGCGGGACGGTCGGCAGACTCGCACAGGCTGCCCTGGCGAAGATCGCCGTAGGAGCCAACCGCTACCTCACGAGCCACACGCCGTCGAGCCTCGGCGGCTCGTTCGGGGCCACCGGGCCGCTCGTCGGCGGCGGCGGGCCGGTCAAGTCGCAACTGTTCCGTGCGCTCTCGGCGCTCGGATTCAACAAGGTCGCGATCGCCGGAATCTTCGGCAACATCGCGCAGGAGTCGAGCTTCAACCCGACCGTGAACGCCGGCGGCCTCTTCCAGTTCACGCCGCCGATCCCCGGCTCGGCCGGCTCGGTCGCGCAGCAGGTCGGGCTGATGTGGTCGCACGGCGGCGCGGGCATCCGCGGGCTGATGAACCAGTCGGGCGACCCGTCGACGGCCGCGCTCAACTTCATGAACGCATTCGAGCGGCCGGCGGCGTGGGCGGCGAACATCCCGAACCGGATCGCCCAGGCGAACGCCGCCTACGCGGCCGGATACCGGCGCGGCGGGGTATTCCCGTTCGTCGGCGCGTTCGGTCGCGGCGGGGTGGCGCCCGGGACCGGGATGGCGCTGGTTCACCAAGGCGAGGCGATCGTGCCCGCCTACCAGGCCGGCGGCGTGTTCGGGGGCCAATCGGTCGAGCAGATCCTCGGGATGCCTGGCCTGCCACGCATCCCAAGGTTCGTGCACCCGCCCGCGACCGTGCAGGCGGTCTACGACGTGGGGCAGTGGACGATCCACCTCCTCAACTGGGTTAAGGGGCAGCAGACGCACGCGACGAGCCTCGAAGGCGACCTGTCGACCGTCCAGTCCTACTTCACGCGCGGCGGCGCGACCCCGACAGGGGACCAGTTGAACGAGCTGGTCCGGCGCACCCAGGCGATCTTCGAGATCTATTCGCAGATGGTCGTGTGGGCGGAGCGCGTGCTGGAGCGCATCCGCTGGGTGACGTGGGCGGTCGACTGGCGGGTCGCGTGGCTGAAGCGCCAGAAGCAGACGGCGGACGTCCGGCATGAGATCAGCGTGCTCCAGGCGATGAAGGCGAGTCAGGTGGGTCTCCAAACCGACGCGGGCGACCTCCTGACGAGCTCGGTCACGAGCCGCCGCTCGACGTGGTTGTCGCTCGTCGACCTCCAGGACCAGCTCAAGACGCTCACGACGACGGCCGCGCCACCGCCGGTGACGGCCGACCAGAGCGCGCTGATCGCGCTCCTCACGCAGCAGCTCCAGGAGACGCAGATGGGCTATGCGGTCAGCCAGGCGCAGTACAAAGTGCTGTCGGGGTTCGCGCCGCCGTTTGGCGGCACGTTTGCCGGAGGCGGCGTCGTGCCAGGGCCAATCGGTGCGCCGCGGACGATCATCGCCCATGGCGGGGAGATGGTCAGTCAGAACGCGACCGCCGACGTGCGGGTCGTGCTGGAGGACCACAGGACCCGCGTGTTCGTCAACGACGTGGAGCAGGCGATCGCGACGGTCACGCGCGGGATGGCGCGCCGCGCCGGCCGCGGCCTGCCGGGCGCGGGAGGGGGCGGCTAGATGGCCGAGACGATCACGCTCGACCCCGGAGTCGTCGCGCTGAATCGCACCGAGATCGACATCACCGGCTACGTGGCGGCGCCTGAGGGCGTCGACTGGGGTGACGCGGCGATCCAAGCGTTCCTCGCCGACCTGATAGTCGGCTCAACGCCTGTCGACTACCGCCTGCCGAACCGCATGATCAAGATCCCGCTGCGCTTACAGGCGACGCCCGCGATGACGTTCGCGCAGATCCGCACATCGCTCCAGAACAAGGTCGGGCTGATCCAGCGCGAGGGCGGCTGGCTGAAACGGCAGCTCGACTCGGTCCCCTACTACGCCGACCTCGTCAACGCGACGCTGCACCTCGCGGGGACGTGGCAGGCGGCGTTCCGCAGCGGCGACCCCGACGCGCTGCTCGAGCTGGAGTGCCTCGGCGGCGACTTCTACGGCGACGAAGTGGCGCTCGACTCGATCACCGCCACCAGCGTCGTCAATCAGAAACTCCAGCTGTCGGCCAGCGACGCGCTGATCGCCGGGAACCACTACGGGCGGACGCGGATCATCGTCACGAACCCCGCGGCGGACCAGCGCGGGCTGATCTGGGGGCTCCGCTCGCGACGCTACGACCCGGCCGCGACCGCCGCCCTGTTCTACGAGGCGGAGGGTCGGACGCCGCTCTCAGGCGCCGCCGTCTACACGCAGGCGGGCTCCTCGGGCGGCGGCACGAACAACTCGCTGCGGCTCGCGTCGCTCGTCGCGAACGCCTGGCTGCCGATAATGTCGACGCAGGCGTCGGGCGCCGGCGCGCAACTGACGCACGTCGGCTCCTACCGCGTCTGGGCGCGCTGTCAGTCGCCGACGCGGCCACGGCTGAAGCTCTCATGGGCGCTGGGAAACCTCGCGACGGTCATCGACAACGACCCGGTCCGGCTGCCGGCGACGGTCAACTCCTACTACATGCTCGACCTCGGGACCGTCCTGCTCCAGCAGCCGCGCGTCGGGACGCCGCAGTGGCAGGGCGTGATCTCGGCGATGGCCGACGTCGACGGCGACTCAGTGATCGTCGACGCGATCTACCTCCAGCCGCTCGACGAGTCCGCCGGCGTCTGCTCGGCCGGGCCGGTCGTACCGGCCCTGTCGAACATCGCCCGCGGGCCGAACTCGCCCCTGACCTCCGCGAACGACGCGGGTTACGCGGGCACCGCCTGGCAGCTGCCGAGCTATGAGCCGGGCTACGTGAACCTCGTCGCGGGGACGAACAGCCAATACCTCAAGCTCACCAACCTCGGCTTCAACCTGCCGAGCACCGCGACGGTCGTCGGCGTCAGGGTCGAGGTGGACCGCTACTCGGACAGCGTGTCCGGCCCGTTTGTCAAGGACTCCCGCGTCCGGCTGGTGAAGGCCGGGACCGTCCAGGCGACCGACCGGGCCGACCTGGTGACCGGCTGGCCGACGGCGACCACGACGGCGGTCTACGGCGGCTCGACCGACGCGTGGGGCGGCGGCTGGCTCTACTCCGACATAAACAATGCGGGTTTCGGCGTCGCGATCGCCATAGCGAACAGCGGCGCGACGACCCACTTCGGCGTGGTCACAGCCGTCCGCATCACCGCCTACTTCACGCTCCCGGGCGGCTTCGCCGTCTCCTCCGAGGCCGTCGTCTACAGCACCCGGACGGCCGAGGTTCGCACCGACGGCGCCTACCGCACCGACTCGGCCGGTGGGCCCTACGGGCCGATCCGCATGGTCAAGGGGGACCTGCCGCGCATCCCGCCGTCGGGCTCTGAGGCTCGCCCGGTCGAGCTCTTCGCGCGCGCGAGCCGCGGCAACCTGATCGATGAGGCCGATTCGAGTTTGGACGCGTTCACCGTCCAGGTGAGATACCAGCCGAGCTTCCTATTTCACAACTGAGGACAGAAACGTGGTTTTCGTACCGAAAGATTGGAGGGACCTGCCGGACCACTCGACGCCGATCAACGCCGTCGCGCTTGAGGGCATTGAGCAGCGCCTCTCGACCTATACGGACGTCAGCGTCGCCGCCGTGCCCGCAGGACCCGCAGGGCCGACCGGTCCGCAGGGTCCGAGCGGGCCGCCCGGCGTCAATTATCAGGGCGTGTGGGCTGGCGGCACCACCTACGCGATCAACCAGTGGGTGCAGGGTTCCGACGGCCTGTACTACTGGTCGAAGCAGAACGCCAACACCGGCCACGACCCGACGGCCGACACCAGCGAGACGTGGTGGGCACCGCAGCTGTCGCGGAGGGCCGTGACCGACGCGTCGACCGGGCCTGCTGCGGGCGCGGCACCCCAGTACACAGGGACGGGCAGGCAGACGAACCCCGTGCGCCCCGCCTCGGCGGCGCTCAACGTGCTCGACTACGGCTGCAAGGTGAACGGCAAGATCGTCCACGATGCGGCGATGACGACCGGCCAGGCGACGCTGAGCTCGGCGTCCGCGGCGTTCACGGCCGCCGACAATGGGAAGTACGTGCTCGTCAAGGGCGCGGGCGCTGCGGGCGTGGACCTCATCACCACGATCCTGTCGGTGACGGGCGGCGTGGCGACCTTGAACGCGAACGCGGGCACGACCGTCTCGACCGCGTTTGCGCTCTATGGGACGGACGATACGACGGCGTTCAAGGCGCTCGTGACACGCTCCGGTTGCGACCTGTACATCCCGGGGATCATGGTCATCGCCGGGCCGTTCCTGAGCAGCGACGGAGTCTCTGCCGCCGGCTTCTGCGCCCAGATACCGCTGCCGTTCAACTACGGCCCGGGTACCAACGTCACCACGTCGACGGCGCTCTTCAGCTTCCGCGGCAAGCATTCTGTCACGACCGGCCCGACGATGGGGCTCGGTCTCGACGAGTCTGCGTCGATCATCGCGGTGCTCACGGCCGGCCAGCCGTACGCGACCGCGAGCAAGATCCCGTCGTGCATTGGCGCTCCGTGGACTGCGCAGGCGGCGGCGGCGATCGCGGTGCAGGACATCATCTTTCTGCTTCCCACCAATCCGCAGGTGTGCGCAGTCGACGCTGGAGGGCTTATCAACATCGCGAAGTGGGACGCAAGGATCACCACGACTGACTACGTGGCAGCAGGCGGCGATGGACTCGGGTTCCAGACGCAGCCGAACAAGCCAGTCGGTATCGGCCTGCGCACCCCGCAGCCGTTGAACTGGAACGCCATCCGCCTTGACAGGTTTCAGGCAAACGGACTGTACTGCGGCCTGATCGGCACTGAGGATCTCGACGGGGCAAACGTCTACATCGGCGCGTGCTATATCGGCTATAGCCCGCTCGGGCCTGGGACCGCGCCGACGCACTCACAGCGCTTCAGCGTTCTTGAGATCGATTGGTGCCCGTATGTGATCGCGTACAACGACTACACCGCGGCGGGGCTTGCGAACATGCCGAACTCGGTCCAGGTCGTTATTGACAACCTGGTGATGGAGAACGGTCGGACGAACTGGGCGCAGGCGGTCGACGTCGTTTACGACCCGACGAATCTTCTGTGGGGACGCGCCGTTTACCAGGCGTACAACATGGTTGGCGGATTTGCGGTCAACGGCGGCAAGTACTTCAAGCTCCAGCCGATCCAGTTCCTCAGCCAGATCGGCGCCTCGACGAGGCTGATCTTGAGCGCGAATCAGTCGATCGCGAACGCCACGTTTGCGGCGATCACCTGGGAGACGCCGGTCGCCGGGGCACCGTACGAATACGACCAGTTGGGGGCGTGGGCCGCCGGCACTCCCACCCGGCTCACCGCCCCGCAGGCGGGGATCTACCTGATTGAGGCGAGCGTCGAGTTCGCGAGCAGCGCCGCCGGCGCTGTCAGGGCGCTCTGGATCAGCGACAGCAGTACGGCCAGCGGGTACGCCGCCGGGTGTGTCGTCCCGCCAGCCGCGACGACAATCACCCCGTCATGTTCGGTCGTGTTGAACATGGCCGCAGCCGAGTTCGTGACGGCGACCGTCTATCAGGACTCCGGCGGAGCATTGAACGTGAACCGCAACGCCAACTCCTACACGCACATCTCGATGACGCGGATCGCCTGATGCCGTACCCGACGACGGACCTCAGCCCCGCGAGCACCGTCTATCCCGGCTCCTACATCGCGGACGAGGTCTCGGCGCTGCAGCTCGCGGACCGGCCGCCGCTGCGGCTCGCCGGCAGGCTGACGGCGGACTCCGGGCGCGTCTACCGCTGGGCCGCCGACTCGCCGACGCCGCAGAACGCGATCAGTGGGCTCACGTGCTCCGACACGATGCCCGGCGGATTTGACCAGGCGCAGGTGACGCTCGCCCGCGACCCGACCGTCGACTACGCCGACCTGGAGGAGCTCGCGACGCTGACGTTCGAGGGCGTCGGCGGGATGGTGGCGTGGGAGGGCAGGCTCGAGTCCTCGCCGCGGACCTCCGGCGACCAGATGAGCATCGACCCGGGGGCGGTCGGCTGGCAGGCGGCGCTCGACGACCAGCCCGCCCGCGAGATCTACGTCGACCTGGAGTTCGGCCACTGGGGCGGGCTGACGATCCAGGAGCAGATCAACATCCGCGGCACCGGCGGGACGGCGAACGCGCTGACCGACGGGTCCTCCTCGCCGGACTGGACGACCGGGAATCCGGCGATGGTGACCGCGCTCGACGGCGGCTGGACGAACGGGTCGGGGAACTGGTCCGGGCTGATGTACGACGGAGGCGGCATCCCGCTCGGGCTGATCGCCTACTCATGGACGAGGGGCACGGCGATCGTGAATCCGGCCGATACCCACTGGACGTGGGGCGTCCACCTGGCGGACAATGACGTCGAAAGCCATACCGACGCGAGCGGCGAGCTGCGCGCCGCCGGCCCTGGCTACGGCACCCTGGCCTCGACCACCAATGACCGCAAGTTCGCGTTCCTGTGGCTCGGCTACCAAGTCGCGAGTCCCTCCGACAGCGGCAATAGATACCCGATCTATTGGACGCAGACGGCCATGTTCGGAAAGCATGGCCTGCCGATCTACGGGATCACCCTGCGCGCGTCCGACGTGATCGCGAACGCCGTCAGCCGCTGGGCGCCCCAGCTCGCGCTACAGCGAGCCGGAATCTCGACGATTGAGGCGTCGAACTTCCCGATCCCGCAGCTGGCGTTCATCGACTGGACGACCGCGTCGGCGATCGTCAAGGAGGCGGCCAAATACGAACTGCTCGACTGGTTCGTATGGGAGGGGCCGACGTTCTGGCTCGCGTCGCAGCGCAACCACGGGCGGGACTGGCGGGCGCGCGTCGGGCCGTCGCGGCTGCAGGAAGCCGGTCCCGACATCTCGCACATCTGGAACTCGGTCGTCGTCCAGTACCGGGACGTGTCGGGCCCGAACCGCACCGTCGGGCCGACCGGCTCGACCGC